ATAATTTTGCGACCTCTTTTCACCATTTTTTTCATATAGTGGAGGTCTTTATCAGTTTTTGGCGGTTTCTTATCGCCTTTATGAAATCTAACTTTTTGTTTTTTAGGCATTATTAGGTATTAAGTTCATGTCCCAAGATATTATTCTTTTCTTTTTTGTTGATTTATTTGGTGGACTAAAGTGTGTAACAAATTGTGGTACAATAACTATTTGACCCTCTACTACTTTAATAGGGTGATAAATTGATGTATCGTTTTGAATATCATTCCATGGTTGAATGTAACTGGTTACTGGTGAATCTTTAGGTAAATCTAAGTATAAAATACCTGCCCAACCTAATGAACCATGATTATGTGGTGAATGATATTCACCTTTTGAATAACTTACAGACCAAATATCTTGTATAGCCACACCACTTTTTACCTTTTGAGTTAGTAAATTTAATTCTTCAGAAATAATTTTACTGAAACCTTGTGCTAGGCCATCTCTATTTGATTGTCTGTTCGTAGAGAATGGTTGAATACCTGTTTTCTTTTCAGGATAAGATTTTAACAAATTAGTTAATTGTTTTTTCTTTGTCTTAAAATTTAAAGTAGGTATTGTATAGTAGGGTATGTTAAATAATGTTTCTTGTATCATTGTTCAGTTTCTCCTGGTTCCCAACCTGCCAATATTTTTTTAACAGTTGTAAAGTCTTCCTCTACGGTCCATACATTTTCTTTAGACCATATAGTTGTATGTTTACCTTCGTCTGCCTTTAATACATCTTCATAAAAACAAGATATTCTATCCATGTCAATAGCTATTTTCTTGCCTTCAAAAGGTGCTGAAGCATTGGTAAATGTTTTAAAGTTTGCCATTGTTTCTCCTATAATTTAAAATCAGAAAATTTATCATATGCTTGTTCAGGCGTAGGATAGTTTTCTTCTTGTTTAGTTTGATTGGCGTCAACAATATTTTGAGCATTATTTTCTACATCATATAATCTCATTTTAGACCTGTCAACACCTATGATAAATGCCCTATTCATTGCTGGGTCATTATATCTATTTTTTAACTGTTTAACTTTCATTTGACCTAATGCTTCTAATTCTTCATTAGACATTAAGGCAAACATAAAGTCAGCAGTTGCTGGTAGACCAAAACTTTCAGATGTATCTTCTAAACCAATATCAGTTGATACATAGCCAGTTCTAGTTGTTTGCGTAGCACTAAAGATAGGCATATTAAATTCAACTGCTAAACCTCTAAGTTCTTCAGCGATTGCTTTAATATAAAAATAAGATGATATATTACCACCTTTAAATCTAGCACTAGCACAAATATTTAAATAATCTACAAACACAACATCTGGTTTAAAAGACTTCTTTAATGCTAACTCATTTAGTAATGCTCTAAAATGACCACTATGAGCAGAGGCAGTTGGATATTCTTTTATAATTAATTTACCACCAGTTTTGGCTTGTAGTTTAGAAACTTTATTATCATATAATTGTTTTGGCATATCGTGTAGGTCATCAATGGTAACATCAAATAAGTTTGCGTCTATTCTTTCAGCAATTCTTTCTTCAGCCATTTCTAAAGTAATGTATAATACATTTAAACCTTGTGTTAAAAAGTTAGAAGCTGCATGACACATAAACAAGGACTTACCTACACCTGTACCTGCAAGAGCAATATTTAAAGTCTTACTTGGCACACCGCCTTTTGTAATTCTATTAAAGTAATCTAAATCAAACTTATATCTTTTTTCTTTTGTATGATAATATTCAAATCTATTTTCTGCGTCTTCTATATAATCGTGACCTATATGATTATCAAAACTTACTGCTAATGCGTCTGACAATATACTTGGTATTGCCTCTGGTGTTCTCTTAGTATCTTTCTTATCTAATATCTTAATACCACTTAATACTGCATTATGAACAGCACGGTCTTTACACCATTTTTCAGTTGTATCTAATAACCATTGTAAATCAATTTCTTCATTGTTTGCACTAGAAACAAGTTGTTTTATATTTTTAACTTGTTCATCATTTATATCTTTTCTATTATTAAGTTCAATTAATATAGTATCTTTTGTAGGTAGATTTTTATAAGTATCTACAAATTTAAATATTTCTGTAAATAATATTCTCTCATCAGCATTATTAAAATATTCTGGTTGTATAAAAGGCAAAGCCTTTCTTGTAAAATCTTCGTTAAAAAAGAGATTACTTATGATTGTTGTTTCTATTCTATCACTCAATAATTGCTGTGCCATCTTTTATCTGCTTGTCCATTAGTTCAATTAATATATCGCCAATATAATTTACAAAGTCTTTTTCATCTCCTAAATCTATCTTATTAGGATTTTTTATAATATCATAATCAAATATCATTGGCAAGGTACCATCAGCATTTTCTTCTTTACCAAATGCAACTTTGCCATACTTGTAAATAATACCATCATACTTTTCAGATGTTAACTTTATGCAAGTAAAGTCATCACCCTCTTTTTGTACAAAGGTATATTTTTTATTCGTCTTGTCCGTAGGTGAATTTTTGTTTGGTGTATTCATCAATCTTTTCTAATACTTCCTTTGTAAAATATTTTTCAGGCTCTGTATTAATAGACTTACCAAAAACTTTTGTGCCGTCTGGCATTTCATATCTTGTAGATACTTTCTTAAAGACACCAGCTTCTTCGCCTAGTTCTAAAAGACCATAGTATCGGTCAAGACCTGTTTTATAAGTTAATCGTACATCTATTTGAGCATTCTCTTTTGTTATTCTTGATTTATAATTTTTACAATGTATAATATTACCAACTACCTCTGTACCGTCTTTTTCTTTTCTTTTACCTAGATAGATGATTGATGAAGCGGCATATTTTAGACCTGAGCCGCCACCCATTTCTTTTTGTGGGAACATAGAACCAATCACATCATAAGTATGATTGGTCATAATCATAGGAACATTTGCTTGACCTAGTTTTAAAGTCAAAACTCTGAAAGTAGATTTAACAATTTGTGACCTTGTCATATCTCTTGTTTCTTTACCAGCAGCCGTATCTTCCATTTCTTTTGTAGTAGATAACATACCTAAACTATCTAATACAAACATCATTGGTTTACGCTTGTCTTCTGGTTGTTCTAAATATTTGTCAATAACTTTTATTGATTGACTTCTAAATTCTTGTACTGTTGCAACTGGCATAACAACAAGTCTTGTGCTATCAACACCTCTACTTTCAACCATATCTCTTGATATAGCATTTTCTGATTCGAAGTAGATTACACCTGCGTCTTTGTCTGCCTCTAAAAAGGACTTAACAACACCTAACGCAAAAAATGTTTTACCTGTTGCAGCTTCACCTGCTATTGCTGTAATTCTGTTACCTGGCAGACCGCCATAAATTGAACCTGAAAGGAGAGCGTTGAATGAATAACTACCTGTATCAATAAAACTATCTACATCACCTCCAGCGACACCATCTTTTGCTATTGTAGCAAATTCATTGCCTGTTTCTTTTATAATATCTTTTAAAAAATCACTCATAATTACTCCTAATATACATCATTTGTATCATATTGTCAAGCTTCCTCTAGTTGTCGCCAGTTTTTTCTCATACTTATATACTTATCATCTTTTGTAACTCTATTTCTAAACTCTCTGAATATAGTAGCTGACTCGGCAAAATGACAGGTCATGGCGTCTGGTTCCTGTGGTTTTACCTTTCGGTTTTTATCATATTTTTTACCATCTCTATGATTGGCATACCTTCTAGCCCTTGTAAACCCCATTTCTAAAAACTTTCTACACATATCCATACCAATAAAATCATTTTTAGCTTTATATAGTGCATAACTAAAATAGATTTGATTAGCTGATTGATACGCTATTGTTGGGGTTTTAAATCGCCAGTATTTACATATATCATCTGTATATGGTCTTACAAGTAATACACCTTGCTCACCTCTACCTATTCTATATTTTTTTCTGGTTTCCCTATTGGTAAAATCTAATTTTTTATAATCTAATTTATAATCAAATTCTTTCATCTTCTTTCACTTTCGCTCTTAATATAACAGGCCTACCTTTTGGTGGTTCTAATTTTAATTTAGGAGGCCATTCTTCATTCCATAATCTATAATTTTCGTTTTCTGGTACCCAACCTTTTGGTGGTTCTTCGTAT